ACCGCCATCAATGCCGACAACATGGCCATCTACGCCGAGTGGGTGCCGTTTGATGGTGCCCTGGCACAACGGTTATCTGACCGGGCGCTGAACATCATCAGTGCCACGGAGGCCGGCGAGCTGCTTCCCCGTGGGTTTACCGAGGCCACGCATGTCGAGTGCCGGTTCTGCAGTTGGCAGGACCGCTGCTGGGAGGTGGGTGCATGAAGCGATCCATCCAACCCTTAGTGACCGACGAAGACATGGTCAGTCCGCGTCAGTCGGCGGAGCTTCTGCCGTTTCCGCGCTACTGGTTTACCAGCCCACAGCTGCGTGCCCGTTACCGCATTCCGCATTACCGGCTGGTTGGGCTGGTCCGATTTCGCCTTCCTGAACTCATTGCCTGGGCCTCCCAGCGCGCCATTTCAACGTCATCGGAGGAAACCCATGCTGGATTTTAACGACGCCGATCCGCAAGCCGCTCAGCCAATCTCCCTGGATCGTGAGGAGATTCGTGCTGATTTGGTGTCGCGGTTGGAGGTGGTGCTGCCAACGCTGATGCCCTCCGGCACAATCCGGCACGGGGTGTTTCGAATTGGCGATATCAAAGGGACCCCGGGCGACAGCCTGGAAGTCGTCCTCGAAGGCGACAAGGCGGGTCTCTGGACCGATCGCGCGACAAATGAGGGCGGCGATATTTTCGCATTGATCGCCGGATTTTTAGCGCTAAATATCCGGACCGACTTCGATCAAGTGTTGCAGGCAGCGGCCAACCTGCTCGGTCGTGTGCCTGAGCAGAGAACGCGTCCCCGTCAGAAAGCACCGCCCATCGACCATCTCGGACCCGCCACCGGGAAATGGGACTACCTGTCCGCCGATGGTCAATTGCTCGCCGTGGTGTATCGCTATGACCCCCCAGACCAGCGCAAGGAATTTCGCTGTTTGGACGTCAGCACTGGAAAGAAGACACCGCCGACTCCCCGTCCGCTCTACAACCAGATGGGTCTGGCCTCTATCGAAGAAGGGCAGTCCGTCATTTTGGTTGAGGGTGAAAAGTCAGCACAAGCGCTGATCGATATCGGTGTGGTCGCTACCACCGCCATGAACGGGGCTCAGGCACCGGTCGAGAAAACTGACTGGTCACCGTTGGCGCGCAAGTCGGTCACCATCTGGCCTGATCGGGACAAACCCGGTTGGGACTATGCCGAAAAAGTTGCCCAGGCTCTGCATAAGGCGGGCGTGACCGATTGCTACATCCTGTATCCGCCGGAATTCAAACCCGAAGGCTGGGATGCGGCTGATGCGATTGCTGATCCCGATTTTGATGTATGGGGCTTCTTCAGTGTCGGTCAACGCTTACCCGTGCAACGCACTATCGAAATTGAACCGGATGATCTCTTCACCGGGATCAAGTGGTCGATCGAGGACGGTCTAGCTAAAGCCTTTACGCGTCACTACGGCGAGGACTGGCGCTTCTGCGAGTCTTGGGGCAAGTGGCTGGTATGGACTGGCGTGCGCTGGAACCCCGATCAGGTGTCCTACGTGAAGCATCTGGTGCGCATGGTTTGCCGCGCAGCCTCCGAGAAGGCGGCCTCACTCAAGCTGGAGGCTCGGTTGGGGAGCTATGGCACGATTGCCGCCGTCGAAAAGATTCTTCGCATCGACACCAATCTCACGGCTCAATCGGACGAATGGGACGCTGACCAATGGGCGCTGAATACGCCCGGTGGGGTGGTGGACTTGTCTAGCGGCGTTTTACAGCCCCACCGCCGTGGTATGTGCATGACCAAGGTGGCAACCGCTACTCCCCGCGGCACCAGTCCTGCCTGGCTGCGTTTCCTGGAACAAGTTACCGGCGGCAAGGCTGAGTTGATGGATTATCTGCAGCGCATGGTTGGCTACTGCCTGACCGGCTCAACCCGAGAGCATGCGCTGTTCTTCCTCTACGGCACCGGCGCGAATGGCAAATCGGTGTTCCTCAACACCCTGGCCACCATCCTCGGGGACTACGCCACCAATGCCCCAATGGACACGTTCATGGATACGCGGTCCGAGCGGCATCCCACCGACCTGGCCGGGCTACGGGGCGCGCGCCTAGTCTCGGCACTTGAAACTGAACAAGGCCGGCGCTGGAACGAGGCTAAGGTCAAGGCCATCACCGGCGGCGACAAGATCTCGGCGCGCTTCATGCGTCAGGACTTTTTCCAGTATCAACCGCACTTCAAGCTGGTCATTGCCGGTAATCACAAGCCCTCGATCCGCAACATCGATGAAGCCATGAAGCGTCGTCTGCACATGGTGCCATTCACGGTAACGATCCCTGAACAGCAGCGTGATCACAACCTCAGCGACAAGTTACTGCAAGAACGTGACGGCATTCTCGCCTGGGCGGTGGAAGGTTGTCTCCTCTGGCAGCAACACGGCCTCAATCCCCCGGCATTGGTGGTCTCCGCCACCGCTGAATACTTCGACGAGGAGGACGCCATTGGCGATTTTCTCGAGGAAGAAATCGAGCGGTATTCGCAAGCCAAGGCAGGCGTAGCCGAGGTGTTTCAACGCTGGCAAGAGTGGGCGGGTAAACGCGGCGAGTACGTCGGCACCAGTCGCTGGCTGGCACAGCAGCTGACCAACCGGGGCTTCGACCGTACCCGGCTTAGCGGCGGGGCAAAGGGCTTGGCCGGGTTATCACTGAAGCCCAAGGCATTCGATAACCGCTTGCCATACATCGATTAATTGTCCCGTGTGACCGAACGTGACCTGTTTTCCGTTGAGTCTCTTCACCCGTGCGTAATACGGGTCATACAGCAAGACGGACACGTTCGGTCACAGCTAAACAAATCAATTACTTAGGAATTCAGATGAACACCATACTGACTTTGGACCTGGGAACGCATACCGGCTGGGCCCTCAAGGCACCGGATCGCACCATTACCAGCGGCACCGAACACTTTACCCCGCAACGCTTCGAGGGCGGTGGCATGCGCTACCTACGATTCAAGCGTTGGTTGACCGAGTTGAAACAGACCGCTGACGGTCTCGACGCCGTGTACTTCGAGGAAGTCCGCCGGCATGTCGGTGTCGATGCCGCCCACGCCTATGGCGGATTCATGGCCCACCTGACCGCTTGGTGTGAACACCACCAGATTCCCTACCAGGGTGTGCCGGTGGGGACGATCAAGAAGCACGCGACAGGAAAGGGCAACGCCGGCAAGGCCGACATGATCGCAGCCATGCAAGCTCGCGGGCATCAGCCGGTGGATGACAACGAAGCCGATGCGCTGGCGTTGCTGTACCTGGCCTTGGAATTGGGAGATTTGACATGAAGATTCCAGAATATCGTTATCGCTGTCCGTTGGGACGTCGCTATNCCGAAGCGCCCGAGCCCGAGGAGATCAAACGCCATGGCTGGCGTGACCAAGGGCTCCTGGTGATATCGCCCGAGGATGATCGACTGAATTGGATGGAGCGGGAAGTGTTGCAGCAAGTCGGGGAGCGTCTCTACGGGCGCCGGACGGTGTCACATGGGTAAGTGGACCGAGCAGCAGGTGGCCGACCGTTTCCACGAGGCAGCCGAAACGTCACGACGCTTACCAGGGGTGAAATCGCAGGGCTATTTCAGCGTATGGCCCAGCATCCAGCGTGAGCGCTGGGAAGGTTACGGTGACGATGGGCGGACGGTCACGTTTCCACCGACGCCGGCCGCTGTTACGCGGCTGGAAGAGGTTCAGCAATGGCTGTTGTGGCTGGACGAACCGCAACGGCATCTGATCTGGCTGCGAGCGGAGGGCTGGCGCTGGCCGGAGATCGGCAAGAGCCTCTGCTGTGATCGAACCACGGCCTGGCGGCGCTGGCGAGCCGCGGTAGGACTGGTCGTCGTTAACTTGAATCGGGTCTAAACCCGCGTCAGACGGGGCTTTCAGAGGCCAACAGCGAAAACCCTCTGGCAACAGCGAAAAACGGGGGGTTCTTTTGCAACGTTTTGGAAAGGTTCGGCTAAGATGGCCCTCACCATCGCACGAGCCTTCTCCAAAACCGCTCCGGAGCCGCATCCAACCAGGGCGGCAGAGGCAACAGCGAAAAATGGTTTTCAACAGCGAAAACTGACCCCCAAAGTTGCAACGTTTTCGGCAACTTCGGCTAAGATGCCTGCCACATTCGCACGAGGCTTATCCGAACTGCATCGGAAATCCTCAACAGCGAAAACGGGCTCGCCAACAGCGAAAAATGCCGTTTCCGTCACCACGGTCCAGAAATTCTAGGCTAACATGACTTCCAGATTTCGGCGAAACACCAAACCGACGATGTAAACGATTCTTCCGCCCGTCCGACAAATTTTTGGGTCCTTCCTGTCGCTTGCTAAAGTCGGGGGGCAACATCGCGGGGCTTGTCCACCGTCTGACCAGAAAATGAGGTTTGCAGGGTTTGCACCCCGGGCACCGTAGGTCGCGCCACCCGAGACATAACACCCGTTTC